ATTGGTATTATGCTGTTTACTTCTGCTGGAAGTGACTGTAGTTATTGATTGATGATCGGTTTCAAAATAACTACTAACGTAAACAGCCCCGCCCGGAATCAGGTGGGCTTGATTTGCGTAACATGCGACAAATGTCCCTGCTCGGGTTACATGCACATGACAGGTTCTAAATATATATTGCTATGGAATTAGTTGATCCCCCATCTTCTAATTTCGCCGGCGTTGGGCCAGCTTTAAATAAAGTTAAAAATAGAATATTTTATAGAATAAGGAAATTTACTAGGAGGGTACTGCCACCGACTAGTATTAAGGTAAAAGGAATTGAGGCAGGAATTGGTATTAAAAGGGTGACAAAAGTCGATGTCTTGTTGGATAAAACTGTTAAGAGGAATGCATATTATGATAAAGACATTTTAAAGACCAACAAATTCGACAATAGTTTCGATACCTGTACACACCCTGAGGTTGCCTTAACCAACATAATTAAAGAATTTGGTGATATTGATGTTGGTGATTGGGGGCAAATGGATTTGAAACCAGTACCCGTGATTGAACATCCAGACATCTTATTTAGGAATGAGATTAATCGACTAAACATTGTAGTTGACAATCTAATGGATGAAGATGTTGATGAAGAAGGGGATTGGATAGACCATCCATTACTTGGTAGAGTGCGTGTTCTAGCTAGATTTTTACCTAGAGAAGTGAACGACGCAGAAGTGCAAGCAGTGGAACTGGAAGGCAACCAACAACAGGTTCCCAATGTTGACAAAACCGACGAGACATTGGACCCACAAGAATACGGAATATTTGGAGCTATTAACAACGCTGACAAATATTTCCATAACGGTGATACGTTTATAATACCAGATAGACGCGAGATTAACAACGTATTCAAGAAGTGTGGGAAATATAAGGTTAGCGATGAACTTACGCATTTTCTTAAAATGAAACATTTTATGAAACACAGAGATTTTTCTCTCGTCACTCAATTAGTGACAGATGCAAGGACATGGCTATCCAAGAAAAATTACCCTGATAACAGGACCACCTATCATCTAATGTGTGTCGCTGTAACCTCTGCATTTATGATAGACGCAGAGGAACTTATTTTCAGGGCTTTGGTTAAGAACGACAAAAACATTGATAACACCAATCACGTTAATGCATTTTCTGCTACTGGCAATCTTGGCAGAAAGGCTTTTATTCCTAGAGATCACTCACTACTAGGTGGAATGAAAGTTAGTAGATTTGGTATTTTCGATGATGTCACGTCGTTCAAACCAAAGATTTTAGTTTAGGACTGTCTAAACATTCAACCAGCATATTGCACCGATGCGGCTCTGGTGCCATATAAAGTTAATCAAGTTGACATACAACAAGGTCGAGATTTGAGATTTGATCTTGACTATAGTGCCTGGTACGAACATGAAGGTGAACTCGATCAATTAACTCCAGACACCTATTCCAGACACAAAGCTACAAAAGGGCTGGTTGATACTAGTAGCTGTTTAGACCGTCATAAGCAAGACTATTTCATCGAGTTCTTGCAGTCGCCGCAATTCGTTCGACATGGTTACTTCAACACTTGTTACCACAATGAGTACATGGGTTTAACCCAAAGGCATATCCTCAAAGATCTAGTTTCTAGAAACCAAGATAAAATCTTGAGACTCCGTAAGGATGCGAGGAAATTGGCTAACAAAATTGAGGTGGACGTGTGTAGAATAAATCATGTTGAATTAATATCCAACACTAGGAGTTGTGTTGTGAAGCGATATATCGCAGCCTACAAAAGAATCAAGGATGGTAGGCTAATTCGCAAGGAAAGGTTCGCGGGTGTTTCATCATTTGTAAAATTTGAAAAATTTGAATATGATAAACTATTTGAGAAAGCACCTAGAATGATACAACATAGATCATTTGAATACTTATATACCTTGAAAAGGCTCTTGTGGCCATTTTCTAAAGCAATGTTAGGGTCAAATAAGTTTTCAAGCGGACAAGAGATCAAATCAATATTTATGAAAGGGAGGACCCAAGTTGAAATGGCAGCGGTATTTCAAGAATCTTGGAATTCGTTTGTCAAGCCAATAGCTGTTTGCATTGATCACTCTAAATTCGATGCTCACGTTTGTTGGGAACTATTATCTGTTGAAAGGGTATTTTGGGTTACTTTAGCCAAGGAATATTTGGATGATGATCTAGCTGAACTCGTCAAGAATTTGTTGATGAGTCAATGCGAAAATAAGGGCAGAACAAAATATAACATTAGGTATAAAGTTTTAGGAACTAGGATGAGCGGTGAGTATACTACATCTGATGGTAATTCCCTAATAAATTATTTAATATTGAGGAAAGTGATGGGAAAAAGATGTAAAATACATGTTAATGGAGATGATAGTGTTGTCATCATGGAAAAACAGGATTATGATAAAGTCACCGAAGTTGAGTTGCTAAAGAATTTTGAAGTCTATAACATGGAATCAAAAATTGATAGAGTGGCATATGAATTCGAGAAGATTTCGTTTTGCCAATGTAGCCCTGTGATGGTGGGTGGTAGATATACTATGATAAAAGATCCTATAAGGACAATGTCTAGATCGAGCGTATGTCCTTTCGAATATCTACCGTGCTTGGAGAGGTATAAGGGTGGTATTGGTTTATGCGAATTAGCAACAAACCAAGGCGTACCAATTTTACAGGCATTTGCTATCAAATTGATAAATTCTAAAGTTAAACCACTAGGTTGTGTCGATAAGACCCCGGCTAAATTATCAGGTAATGTTGAAATTACTATTAAGGAGATAAGTCTAGAAACTAGAATGAGTTTCTCAATAGCGTTTGATATAACGCCTTCTGAGCAGATAGAATGGGAAACAACTCTTGCCGGGAACCAAATTGGAGAGACCCAACTCATCAATTTCATTAAAAAATATAAAAACTTTCACAAAAATTAACCTAATAACAAAATGCCCAAAGCGTTATTAAAGGTAAATAATCAAAACAACTTGAACGATATCAAGAACAAACGTAAACAACGTAATCGCAAAATAAACAACTCGAAGAACAAGCATAAAGGAGATTCTCCACAAACAATTGTCAATGCTCCGACATCGCGTTCAATCCGCAGCATCAACACTAAGCCATCAATGCGTCAGAGTGGCGAGACCTTTATTGTCACTCACAGGGAGTATATCAAGGACGTTACTTCAGCTAACTCTGGGTTTGGTGTTAGTATTACTCCTATCAATCCTGGTTTGGCAAGTTCGTTCCCCTGGCTGTCGCAAATTGCTGCTCGGTTTGAGTCTTATATCTTCGATCGTCTGGATTTTGTCTATCAACCCATTTGCAATACTACGACTTCTGGTTCCGTTATGATGGCAGTTGATTTCGATGCACTCGATGTCGCGCCAGCAGACAAAGCTATTCTTATGGCTAATCAGCATGCTGTCAGATGTTCACCATGGGACAACGTTAGATACTCATCACGTAGTAAGAACTTACATAAATTTGGAATACAAAGATATGTTAGATCGGTTGCCGCTCCAGACAAATCTGATATTAAGACTTATGATGTTGGTAATTTCTTTGTAGCTTCTCAAAACACGCCCGCTACTACAACATCATTAGGAGAATTATACGTGGAGTATACTGTTCGATTATTCACTCCACAAATTCAAACATCACTAACAACAGCTGTCAAAAATTCCAATGTATCTCAAATGGGAACTATTGTTGTTCCGAAAGTGGGCAACGACGTGGCAGCAGCTATGAAATCTATCATTTACACTGATAGTGACAGGCCATTAATGTGGCTCGGACAAGTGATGAAAGACTATTTACTGGTCTTTATGAATTTTAAGGATATGGGCCCATCTATAGTTAATTGGGCCAGTCAGACATTACCTTCTGACATGATTTCGCCGGTTAAACTATTTGGATATTTCCAAAACGCTTTGCCCGGGGCTAGTGCTGGATCGGATTATCCTTATAAGATATCCGAGATGGCAGAGAATGTGGGGTTAGCTTGGAGACAGAATCTAAATGATGCCTTACGTGCATTGTATATAAGGCCCAACACAGGCCAATTTTCTGATTCTTTCAAAACTGGTGAAATGCTTAAACAACCTAATCCATATCCTTTCTTAATAAAGCGAAGTCCCACCACTGACTTCACTTATAATTTTAGTGTTCTTCCTTTCCCAGGATCTGTGGATATTTATCCATTTTCATCTGGGGCCAAGATTGCTTTAGATTACGCTTATAACGAGGTGTTGATACCAACACTAACACCTGGCTTCCAACCTACTAAGAGCATTAAATTCGATAACCTCAATGATTTTGAGGTGCGTAGAAATCTTGATGATTTTCCTGAATTAGAGGAAATAAATCGTAGCACATCTAGATTAAACCTATTTAGTCGCTTCAAATAGTACGATAACAGTACGGGTGGCTCCCAACTAGCCAAGAAACGCTAACGTCTGGCAACGGACTATCCTTTGAAATCTCTTATCTATCAGGACCGGGAATCCTGACGAGCTGAGCTTTGAGTTAGAAGGAGAGCGTGGTAATCTACCATAACGTGTAGCAGATAGCAACTGTGAGACCCTTGTTAGAGGGCACCCATGAGGTTAAGCTTTAAACAATTTATTATTATTTATGTGTGTTTCGTTTATTTAAGCCAAT